ATACTTCAAGAGCAGAACATATTGAAGAACTTGAAAGTAAAATAGCAGAAAATCTAGATAAAAGTGATGCTGACATTGCAAAAGCAGTAATGGATTATTCAAAAGATGAAGATATTCAATTTACTGAAAAAGAATTTACTGATGCATTGAACAGGCAAGCAGCATTAAGATTGAAAGAAGAACTTGCTAAACCAGAAGATGCACTTTATGGAGAACAAGATAAAGAACTTATTGCTAGATTACAAAAAGTTGTTCCTTCAACACCTATAATACAATCAGCAACAGGAATGACACAAAGAACAGAAATGCTACAACAAGCATCTGAAAATATGGCAACACAACAAGCACAACAGCAACCTGTTATCATTAGCAACGTAGATAATAGCACTAGCTCAGTAGGAGCAACGAGTGCGATTCCAATACCTACAACAAATCAAAACCCAGATTGGTCTGCTAGATTGTTTGCTGCCATATCTTTTTAAAACTTACTCGTTGGCAAGTTTTTCAAAGTAACTCATTGCACTATCTTCATCATCTTCAGTTGCCATGTTTGGAACTGGAGTTGATTTGTAGGAAGGTGTATATTCTTCCTCATCATCAATCACTTCAGCAATTGGTTTGCCAACAGACTGCTTGCCAGTCAATACAGCATCCAACCGTTTGCGGAGCTCATCATAACTCTTGAAATTCGAACCCCCAAGAAAGTCAGAAAGAGAATGTGATTTGCCAATCAGTTTCTCAATGTGAGAATCATCACCAATTGCTGAAACTTTATCAAATTCACTCTTGTCATAGTTCCAGTATCCATCAACTTTGCGAATCTTGAGCTTGAAGTTTGCTCCTTCCCATGCATCAAATGGATTGATTGGTGTTTCATCTTCGAATTCTGGCTGCATTGCTTCCATAATTTTGTCAAAGATTTTCTTGCCATACTTATACAGCATGACTTTACCTTCATTCTCAGGATTCGAAGAATCAGAAACTACTAGCACATTGCTGTAGTATTGCAATTTGCGTTTCTGCTTTCGTGCAATTTCTTTGTCTGTTTCGATTCCTGAATTCCAGAGTCCGGAATTATGCTCACAACATGGGCATTTTCCATTTACTGATGTCAAACAATTTTCAATAAACCACATTCCAGTTGGTCCTTGGAATGCATGATTCCATACTCGAACCCATGGAAGTTGGTCTCCATCAATGGCAGGAAGAAATCGAAGAACAGCGAATCCATTCCCTGATTTATCTACCTGTGGCTTCCATAGTCGATCATCGATGTATGATGTTTTTTCAGCTGGGGATTCTTCTTTTGCTACTTGAGCTAGAAGTTTGTCGAGGGCATTGTTTTTGCGAAGTGCATTGATATTAGACATAGTATTTCTCCGTATATTGTCGTATGTTTAAGTATTTCACAGAATTCATCATATATCTTATTTATCTTACTACAAGATAATATTAAAGTCAAGTTTTAATTCAAGATCATTAAAATTTAGATAGTCTACATTTTGATGACCATACCATTCTTCAATCTCTTCCGAATCAGAAGAGACATGATAAAAAACAGTATCAGGGTAATCCAGAAAATTCTGTGCATGCTGAAGTTTCCAGCTGGCAGAATTTATTTCTGTTGTATCTTGTGGAACATAGTTTGATGTTCCTTTGTATACATTATTGACCATTCCATCATCAGATTTCATATCAAATCCAATCATGAAAATTTCAGCAGGTTCATGATCAATTAACAACATTCTCACAGCAATAGGTCCAGCACTCCAACTAGAATATGATTCTGGAATAAGCAACACTTGATCTTCTTCATCCACCCATGTAATCCATTGATGATGATTTCCCAACTTTTGTCGAATATTATCAGAATCAAAAGGTTCATTTCTTTTTTCATATTGTTGTTTGATCGTATGAAAAAGTCTCATAATCTGATTTGGATCTGTTCCATTCATTACAAAGTTATGAAAATGTTTCTTTTCATTCTCTGTTTTTAGACTCTCATGCCATCCTTCAAAAAAATTGTCTTCGACAAGAGAGTCATATGCATATTCAGGAATTTTGGACCAACTTCTAAAATAGCAAAGATTGTTGTAGATGTATCCGTTTGTTGCAATCTCATGCATCATACCTCCATCAACAGCAATCAATGCATCAGACGTATAATCCCGATACAAAGCATTGCAACCATAAACAACTCCACATCTTCCTAATGCTTTCAAATCTAGTTGTAATCTAGATTCACCATTTCCTAATACGAAATATTTCATTTTACATATTCGTGTGGTGTTTGGTCTGGTTCTACTAAATCTATTGTATCTTCAAAAACATATCCAATTCCATGCAAGAAACGTTCAAAATTTTCAAGAACATCACTCAATGATTGATCTAATGGTATTCGATGTGAAATTTCAGATTCTTGTCCTTTATGATTGTTTACATATCTAAATTCAATGTATGAATTATACAGCATCATTTCCTTTCAAGCATCATTGGAAAAATAAATCCAAGAATATTTCCACATTGTTTTGCTATCTCAGCATGTTCCTTTTGTGTTCCATTTGAGGATCTTAATTCCACATAATGAATCCATGAACGAAGTGTTCCATGCATCATCAATCTGGTTTTTGTCAATCCTTCTGGAAGAACTGCTCTTGCTTGTTCCTTGGCAATTCCTTGAGCAATAGCCCAATCATAGATTTGTCTAGCCTGTTCAATTAATTCAGACTGCCGTTGATCCCATTGCCAGATGAGTTTTTGATCATCACATTCAATTGAATTTTGTCGATTCTTTACATCTTGAATTCGACACTCTCTTTTGACAAATGTGCTTTCAATCTCATTAGGATTAGCATACCGTTGGCTGAATTCCTGAAAACTAAAACTTCGATGACGCACAATCTGATGTGCGATATCACGTGTGGTTTCAATTTCTAGGCAAGCACTAACCATCTCGAATGGGGACCAATGCTTGTGTTTGATAAGGTAGCGTAGGAGCCTTTCGGACGTTTCAGTGTTGTGTTGGTTCGAGGGATTCGATACACGGGCACAATACGCAACGAGATCTTGGACATTTAAATCCTCCGATATTGATTGCAAAAACTCAGGAGATGCCTGAGTATAGCTTATTAGTTTAACACTCATCTGCGATTAAAATTCCTTCTTGGTGATGGATTTTGTTGGCGATGTGCAATCACTTTCTGGTAAGAAAGTTCTTTCAATCTTTGATTCAAATCACCCTCTCTTCTTTGTAAAGAGGCGCAATCAAACTCAAGTTCACGAATACGTGTCTCAAGTTGTTGTACTTTTTGTGTTAAATGATCACGTTCACGAATTACATCATCAATTGTTGGTTTTGCCATATTTCCTCTATAGCATATTGATAAGATATTGTTTGCATCTTTTTATATCAGTTTCTACAAAAGATGCATATTTAAGAATAAGATTACGTTTCTGTGGCCATACAATGCCTTCTTTTATATCACGATCAAATTGATCTAAATAATCCAGAATTTGATTGAGTATGACCATTGTTTCTAGATGAATCTCTCCACCAAGAAATCTCCTTAATAATAGCGGATGTTGTCCTAAAACGCAAGTGAAAAGTGAATTGAAGTTGGAAGAATCAATTGATTCTGTTCTGAGAAGAGTTTCCATATCTGTCTGAAAAACATAACCAATACTCTGTTGATTCTTTTTCCAATCAATATATGTCTGCTCATCATAATCACCAATCCATGCTTTTGGATTCTTGATTATATTTGCAATAAAATAATCAAGTGTATTATCACCATATTTACGACCAATCCGATGAAAGAAAAATCTATCGTTTCTTTTAAGAAATGAAGACTTCTTTGCATTTGTTTTACCAGAATACTTTTTAAAATCATAATGTTCTTTGGTAAAATGAAGTTTTAACCCTAGATAGATTTTATAAGCATCCCAACTATCCATAACAAACATTATACGTTAAAATTTTTGAAAAGTCAAGTATTTTTTATACTGGTAATTGAGAAACTTTTGGAAGAAGATTAAGTTTCATTGCGTCAACTTCAATCTTTTCTTTGAGAGGTTTTGTGATAAGGGATGCTACTGTTTCTGGTTCTATTTTGTTTTCAGAACAATATTCCAGAACTGCATCAAGATATGAAACACCAGTTCTATTAACAAACTGTTCAATCTCATATGAAAATTTTTTCGCACTCATAATTTGTAATTC